GAAACGACGCGAAGCGGACATAGAAAGGTATCGCGCCGCGCAAAGGGAGAGGTACCGGCAAAACCCAGCCTTGTGGATAGAAGCCGCCAGCAACAGAAAGAGAGGGCTGAAGGAAAGGACTCCAGAATGGAGGTCACAAGATCGCATTAACGAGATATACAGAATCTCTCAGGAGTTATCAGAGCTGACCGGAACACCCTACGAGGTTGACCATGTCATACCTCTTTCGGGAAGAAATGCCAACGGGCAAACTGTTTCCGGTCTGCACCATCAGGACAATTTGCTAATTCTTCCTAGATCGGACAACAGAAAAAAGTGGGCCGGATTTGAGCCCGGCGACCAACCCCCAAAGGCGGGCATACGGAACGCAAGGGCGCTACTAAAGAAATTACGTGCCGAGTACGGCGTAACCGAGTAAATAACTACCGGAGACAGCATGGACGCTGAGTCAGAATTAAAGCGGGCAAAGCTCGCGCAGGCGGAACTCAACCTAACGCAGGAGTTCCTCGACAGCAGGAGACAAGAACTTTTTGAGCAGTTCGTGGGCACGATGCCGACGGAAGACTTGCATGAATTACACACTGAGGCCGTAGCGCTAACCAGATTGGAGATGTATCTCGAATCCTTAGTCAACTCCGGCGTCTTAATCAATGCAAACAAGGAGAATCAATATGTCTGAATCACTTCACCCCGAATCAGCACCATCGACAGCGGGCGGCGAATCAGCCATTGACCAAGTGGCTTCCATATTAGAGGAAGCTGGAGAGACCACAGAGGCATCAGCCGATGTGGATAACACCACAGAATATGAGACCGACTCGCAAGACGGCTATGAGGACGACGGTGACGTTGAAACCGAAGAAGCCTATCAAGACGACGAAGACGATTATGAAGTTGGTGATGAGGGGCTAGCGGCCCTCGCCTCAGAACTAGGCATAGACAGCGACAAGCTTGCTCTTAATGAAGCCGGTGAGATTGTCGTCAATATGAAAGTTTCCGGCGAGAACAAGCAGGTCACTCTTAGCGAAGCGATTTCTGGGTCGCAGTACCGTGCCGCCAACGATCAAAAGGCACAGGCGCTGAGCGAAGAAAGAAAGACCTTCGACACCGAAAGACAGCAAGTTGCAGAGGAGTATGCAGGAAGACTGCAGCAGGTTCAGGCAATGGGGCAGATGCTGGAGCAACAGCTGCTCGCTGAGTATAACAACGTAGACTGGCAGGCATTAAAGGAGACGGACCCGTCCCGATTCTTAATCGCCCAGCAGGAGTTTAATCAGCGACAACAGCAGTTGCATCAGGCCGGGCACGCGCTCGGTGATCAGATGCGCCAGATGCAGGATCAACAGTCACAGCAGGAGAGTGCCGAGCGGGCCCAGATTTTGGCCGCCGAGCGAGTATCCATGGTTGAGTCTGTTCCCGAGTGGCAAGACAAAGAGGTTATGCAGCGAGAGCTGGGATCACTCGTCGAGTATGGACGAACCCTAGGCTTCTCAGACGACGACCTATCCAACGTCATCCACAACCGGGAGCTTCAGGTACTACGCAAGGCGTACCTGTACGACCAAGGCCAGACTGTTGCCAGCAAGAAAGCCAAGACCCCTCCGAAAATGCAGCGATCTGCAAATGGACGCTTCACATCCAAAAAGGATACGAAGCTTAATCGTTTAGTTGAGCGAGCCAAAAACGCTAAAGGCGGCGAAAAGAGAGACGCCGAGGCGACTGCGGTACTCGCTATTTTAGGAGAGTAATCTCATGGCAGCAGGAAATGTAGATAGCGCGGATCTTAAAGCTATCAAAACAGGCGGATTGATTCACGAATCGGTCCTAGACAAAATCTTCGACGTAAGTCGCATCCCCCTTCCGTACACCGATATGGTCGGAAAGACGACTCACAAGAACGAGCGGTACGATTGGGTGGTTGATAAATTGGACGCACCTGACCTGACTAACGCCGTCGTTGACGGTAGTGACGCAGGCGCAGCAGCCGATGCCTCTGGTGAGCGTGTGGGCAACCACAGCCAGACGTCTACCCGCGTTATCGCGGTCTCTCATCGAGCCGATGATTCTGATCGTATCGGTGCTGAGAAAGAGTTCGCTTATCAGCTAACTCGCGCGAACCAGCACTTACGTCGCGATATTGAGGGGATCTCCCTTACAGATCAGGCATCTGTGCCAGACGACGGCGCTTCAACCGCAGGCAAGACCGGCGCGTTGGGCTCTTGGATCGCAAGCAACGTGATGACTGCCGACGGCACTCCCGTAGAAGCAGTAGGCTACAACCACTCTACTGGCAAGACAACCACGCCCGCAGCTATTGAAACTGGCGCGGCCCTGTCTTACGGCGCCATCAAGTCCGGCATCCAAGCGGTGTATGAGGAAGGCGGAGATGTATCGGTACTGATGGCTCGCCCGTCTGTTATCGCTGCAATCTCTGAGTTCTGCTACTCGTCTGATGTGCCAATCGCATCACTGACTGCGGATCAAGGTACGTCGCAGGACAAGCAGGCAGCTGTTGGCGCCATTCAGGTTATCGTGACTGACTTCGGAAAAGTTCGCCTCGTCTCTAACCGACTGATGCCCGCTATGACAGACGGCAACGACTGCGTCTATCTGCTGGACCCACAGTACCTGAGCACTTCATACCTGTCAGGTATCCAAGGCTATGATCTTGCGAAAACCGGTCTGAGCAACAAGAAAATGCTTGCCACTGACTGGGGCGTGCGCTGCCACAATGAGCGTTCGCAGGCAATGATCGTTGGTGTTGACTCCAGCGAAGCAGTAGTAGCTTAAAACCACGGCGCCTTCGGGCGCCTTTTATCGTGTTCCTCTGCGTTTGTAATCAAGTAAAGGAATACGATACTGATAGGCACCACCTCATCGGAACAGGGTGTGGTCGGTGCCTTGACCTAATTTATATCCACGCGGACGACAAAGGGATTTGGCGAATGAGTAAGTTTGCATACAGCGACGGCGTCACCGACGTCACGTGGACGCACCAAGCGCACGAGGACAAGTGGTACGTCGATAGAAAGGCGACGCACCACGACACCATTGCCGAGCAGGCACAAAAGACCCGCAACCAAGGCGGGACACAGACGATTTCAGATAGCCGCGTTGTGGCGACTATCCCCGAGGATCTCTTCTACCAAGCACACAACGGGCTCACATACGGCGGCAAGTACAAGGGCTTTATGAGCGCCGACCACGAGAGCCAAGAGAAGCTGCTGACCCAATTCATGGCAGAAGACGAGATCAAGATATTCATGTTGAACGACAACTATCGAGTCTAATAGATGAACTACAGCGAGATAAAGAAGGCCGCGCAGTCCTACACTGACCGCTACGACGAGGAGATGAAGACCTCGATGCCGGCGTTCGTGAGGGTTGTCGAGTCAAAGATCAACACCGCCCTGAAGACCGGCGAGCAGTCGGTGCGCGCCCAGATTTATCTCGAGAACGGGCAGGAGCTTTATGGACTGCCATCCGACTGGGGCGGATTTCGTGACGTTGAGATCGTAAAGAAGGGCAGCGCCAACGTAAACGTCGCCAACGCCCAGTCAGGTTTCGGCGGCAAGACGCTGACCTACGCATCTCCCGAGTACATGAACCAGCTGAAGCGGCGCCAAGACGGGTGGCACCAAGCCTACTACACCGTGATCGCCAACCAGATTCAGGTAGCGCCCCCTGCTGACGGGGATATCTTGGAGGTAGTGTACTTTCAGAACGTGCCCCCACTGGTCGAGGACACCGACAGCAACTGGCTGTCCGAAAAGCACCCAGACGTTTACATATTCGGCATATCTGCCGAGATCAATGCGTTCGCAAAAGACGGCGAAGCCTTCGCTGCCTACGACAACCGATTTAAGGAGTCGCTGAACGACATCGTCGTTGACGACCAGATCACCCGCTGGAGCGGCCCATCGCTGAGAACCGAAGTGGACGGACTAATTGTATGACAAACCAAGAGGCATTTGAGGCAGCACGCGCCGGCGACTGGATCGCAGAGACCTTCAACCGCGTTGGCGATGTGTTCTATGTTGGCGGAAGCTCTGCCGGCTACAGCTCCTTCACCGATTGCCTGAGTGACGGCCAGTCGGTCTTTTACTCGGCGTTTGATAGCGACGACAGTCGCGAGGCAGGGCTTGCCGTATGGGACGCCAGCGCAAAGACGCTGACCCCGGTAGAGATCCACGCAAGCCTTATCGGCGCCGCCTTCATCAAGGGCGACCCGGAGCCGGTCAACTTCCCCAATGGGGGCACGATCACCGGCACATTGAACGCCACGGCATTTAACACCATCTGGAGACACGTATTCGAGAAGGGTAACCCCCACGAGACCGAGGCCAGCCAGATTGAT